AGTTGCGGTTCCAAAAGCTCCTCTAGTAATACCTGTTAAAGTATTTGTACCTTTACCAGTATAACTAATTAATTCATCTCCTACTAATATAGTTCCTGCTGTTGGAAACCCTGCATTTGATACAACATTAATTGTAGTTCCTGATCCACCTGTACCATTAGTGTCTGCTAGTAAGGCACCGTTTAAAGTTGTTAATTGTGCACCACCTACCGTTCCTCCATATTGACCAATACCATAACCATAACCGTAAGACTGTGCATTAGGACCAACTTTTTCATAAGGTATAACACTACAAGATCCGTTACCCGCTCCGTCTGCAGTTTCTGTTCCAGTTACAACTACAATTTTAGCAGAGCTTACTTTTGTAACTTGAAATAGTTTATCTTCAAAAGCAGCGTTAGTTAAATTTACACCACTAGGTACATTTACACTATCTAATAAAATAATATCACCTGACTCTAAATCATGGTCAGCTGAAAAAGTTAATGTGACTTCTTGTGATCCACTTAAAGAAGACATTACAACACTTGATATTGCAGTTTTAATAGGCGTTATATCATGAAGTTGACCTTCAAAATATAAAAGTAAAAATTTATCAGTACCTATTGCAACATATCTGTTTCCTTCTAGATCAACAAAAGCAAATTCTTTCCTTGCAACTCCCACTATAGATTCTGTAATTAAAGAAGACCACCCACCTACTTTTTCTGGAAGACCATATCTAAATCTAACATTATCACAATCAACCCATCTGTTTTCTGCACCAGACTCGGTATCCTGTTTGTCGATTCCAGGTAATACTTTAAAATCAATTAGAGCCATGATCCGTGCTCCTTATGCCGTGTTAGTTTTAAAAGCCCAACCTCTTGTTGAATCCACGTATACTAATGAGATAGCCTGACCTGCTGTGCTTAAAGTTAAATTAGATGTACCTGAATTAATGGGTTGACTATTTCTATTTATAGTCAAGTTGTTATTATTAAAAGTTCCTCTAGCATCAATAAATGTAACTTCTGATCCCACAGGTGGAGATGCAGGTAAAGTTACTGTGATTGGGTTAGCTGAAGTGTTTACTAAAATTTGATCACCATCAACTGCAGTATATGCAGTAATTGTTGAAGAGTTTAATGTAACATAACCTTTGTTTCTAAGTCCTAGATTTACATTGGTACCGTCTGAATATATTAGTGACGTTGATCCTACAGGTAATACAACCCCGGATCCTGAAACTGTTTTAATTGTTATTGTATATAAAGTAGAAGACCCTCTACTAGTTGCATCTTCAAATATAATAATTCTTTCAGCACCATCGGGTATAGTTACACTTCTATTTGCACCAAGAGTACCTGTTAGTTTTATATATAAATTTTTACCATTAGATGTTGCACCGTTAGATAAAGTTAAAGTTAAATCACCACTTGCAAGTTGTGCTGAAGATAAATAACCTGTAGATAACTGTTCTAATATTTCTAAGTTTGTATTAGTAATTGTGCCCCATAGACCGGCTTTTTCTCCAGTTGCTACTAGTTCTAGTTTTGAATTTGTTGAGTAAGATGATGCCATAATTTATTAATAAGGGTCAATATTTGTCCAAGTCATATTCACACCTGGTATTATTTCATTCCAAGTAATAACCCCTGGTTCTCCTGTGTTTGCCGTTAATTGTGAACCTGTTGGATTCACAAGTGCTGTTCCTGTCACTGTAACACTTCCTGTTGATAAGGTCAATGCATTTCCAGTAACCGCTGCTGTTACATCTATTATTACTGAAGGACTTCCTACTCCAAGAGTTACTTGTGAGCCTGTTGGACTTACAAGTGCTGTTCCTGTAACAGTTACTGTCCCTGCTCCAAGACTTACTTGAGAACCACTAGGAAAAGCGTCAGCATTCGTAGTAGCTGTAGCAGTACCAACACTAATAGATAGTTGATTACCGGTTACATTAACAATTACATTAGGGTTAAAGAACGATGTCGATATTGGAGCACCGGATAAAGTAGTTAGTCCGAGCATGTTCTACGCTCCGGGGTCAGTGATGTTATTGCCGTCGATCGAGACCCATTCTTGAATTGCTTGGTAATCTGTGTTTGCTTCGTCTATAGGAATATGTTTAAATTTATCGTTTCCTAACTCTAATTGGATATGTGTTTTATTAACACCTTCCATATCATATAAATATTTTGCACTAATAAAATTCATTATAATTCTGCCTCTGCTGTAAAATCTCTAACATACCAAGAAGTGTCATTTGAATCATAAAGTTGTGCATTAGATAAATTAGAATAATCCTGCGATACAGCACCACCACCTACTGAATAATTTAAAGTAGGTAATGCTCTCATTGTTGTGGGGTAAGGTATTCGAACAAAACCACCACCATCATAAGTTGCACTAAATTCTATGTTTTGATTATTTTCACCATCACCAAATGCCTTTAAAAAATATCTTTGACATCTTCTTAAATTCACATCAACAGGTAAAAATTCAAAGTCGCTGGCTACCGAACCTGCCTCAAGCTGAACTCCAGTTATGTACCATTCGTTAGCTGTGTTATCTGCAAGATTGACTTGACCTACTGCTCTGTTTGCATTTGTTGTTGAACCCCAAGATGTTTGTAAAGTTCCAGATGTATAAGTGCTTCCAGCGGCTAACCAAAATTGCAACATTAAACCAATACCATTATCATTAGCAAAAGCACCAGTGGTATCTCCAGCAAAAGTAATTGTTTTCTTTTCCCAAGTATTAGCAGATGAAATTGTGTAAGATTTGTTTATGTGTCTTGAATTTTGACTATCGAAAAGTTCACAAATATAAGTTCCTGTTTTATTTGATTTAACCCAAAATGAAACTGTTGTGCTTTCTGCAGATGAGGTTCCTTTTTTTAAATAAGTACAATTTTGGTCTTCTATTCTATGACTATAAAATACTCTATCTCCAGCAGCTAAAGAAGCATCTGCTGTTGTGCAATCTAATTTTAATGATGATGCAAAACCTTGACCAGTTGGAACCTCTGTTGATTGTGTTTGTGTCCAAGTACCAGCAGTAACAATATCAGTTCTCCATCTATCAACAGTATAATATCCAGCGGCAGTCATACTTCCTATTGAAATTCTTCTTTGTGATATGCTCATATCACCATTAATTATTATATTCCTAAAATTAACGCCTCTTTGATCTGCGATTGCTGGGTTTCCTATTCTAGTTATCGCCATTATGCTCCTATCAACGCGTTAATTTCTGCGTCGTCCAATCCTAAATCTTTTAGCTTCTGTTTACCAGAGGCTTTTTTATCTATTGCTGTTTGTTCAGCGTCTTTTAATTCTTGTATCTTTGCATTAACATCACTCTCACTTGGCATAGTTGCACCATCTTTAATGATTTTAATGTGTTGGTATTGCATACGTTCAGAGTTAGGAATTTTGTTTCCATCATCATCATGTGTTTTCCAACCATACCAATTACCACCATTAAAAGTGTGTAATGCTTCTTGTAAATAATCTCTATTCATTTTATGTATCTCCTAACCTTGTAACTATAAGACCTTGAAATGTTTCTGCTGTGTTACCTTCAAAACTAACATTAGCTCCACTATCTCTATAAAGTTTAATTTTGTGAGTTGATGTATTTGTTACATCAAAAATATGAAATGAAGTAACACTTGTATACTGACTTGCTCCTTTACTATCATACATTCTAGTAGCTGAATTATAAGAAGAATTATCAGTTGTTACATAAATTCCACAACCAACATAATTAGAAGCATTTGAGCCAGTAGCCATTATATTCCATGTAATTAAATATTTTCCTGTTGATGGAAAACTAAAAACACCAGAACTTTCAGTCAAACCAGTTCCAATTTTTTCAAATCCGTCAGTATCTACTCTTTCCCAATTAGCAGTTACAGCATTTGAGCCACTTGATGTTTGGTTAGCTGTTACTCTCCACATATCAGCCTCAGTAATTCCAGTATTAGGTAGGCTACTAGTAAATGTACCAGAACCATTTGAGGTAATAATTGCATTGCCTCCTGAATCTTTAAGCTGGTCTACTTTTAAAATGCTACTCATTCACCTGTTCTCCATATTAAAACTTCTGCGTAAATTGATGGTAAAGAATTATAATTCATAAATAATCCTAAACCATAAGTCGCAAATACTGTGTGAGCATAATGTCGTAATTCAAAAACTTTTTGTGAAGATATTGTAAATCTTCCAACAACATGTGACCTACCAGCACCATCGGTTAGGTTTGCATAATCATTGTAACCATAAAGTTCATTAGCACTATCTGTAACATTATATAAATATACATGACTATAACCAGTTCTATAAGTTGGTGCTGAACCATCTATATAATAAGTTCCTGCTGGAAGTGTTATTTGATTTGAAGATACACTTGCACCAGTAATTTCGTTTGTTTTAATTGTGTTTAAATCTCTTATATTTACAGTGATTTCGTTTGTTTTGATTGTGTTTAAATCTCTTATATTTACACCTCCTATATTCGTACCACCAGCAACACCTTGACCTTTCTCATCTCTTACATGAAGTAGTTGCGATTCAAATTTTCCAAGTTTTGAGACTACTCCTGTACCTACATTTAAAGTCTCCCCACTTTGACCAAGTGTAATCGTCCCTGATCCAGAGCTAGTTGTTATTGTTCCTACTTTTAAAGTTCCGTCTGCCATTATTTATTCTCCAACTCTGTTATTCTTGTTTCTAATTCTTGAATTGTTTTAACTAGTAAAGGAACTAATTTAGATTGGTCAATACCTTGATATTCTGGTGTACCGTCTTCTTTAACTGCATCTTTTTCACCAGAAATTGCTTCTGGTACTACTGTTTGAACTTCATGTGCAATAAATCCATCAACTGTTGTATTTGCATCTGTTATAAAATTAAATCTTTTTGGTTTTAATTGTTTTAGTTTTGTTGTTGCGTCTTCAATATCAACTATATTTTCTTTTAATCTGTAGTCAGATGAAGTGTTATAAGCAACACCACTTCCACCACTACGTTTAATTGAACCTACTTCTGAACCATTATGGAATTGAATATAATCTGCTTGGTTTCCTGGTGCACTCATTGTTGAACAAAATCCTGAAGCACTAAGTGAAGATTGAAATTTTCCTGTTCCAACAGCAGATGTTGCATTTATTAACACATTTTCACTACTATCAATAGTCATAACTGTTGTATCTGAATTGTCATCTATACCAGTAGATTTAAAACCTGTTATAGTTGTTCCTGAATCTTGTGCAATGGTTGTTGCATTCGTTCCACCCAACGTTAACGTTGTGCTTCCTGAAATTGTATCAATAGTGTTTGTCTCTAATTTACTCATTATAAAATTACGAATGTACTCCCTGATGGTATAGTCACTGTACCACTAACTGTAACGGGTCCAACAAGTGCTCCGTTGTTGGAACCTGCCATTGATATACTTGTAAACGTTTGACTATTTTTCATAAAAAATGTTGATGCTAAACTTCCTGCAGTCACCGTCGAGTCCGTCGGCGTTCCGATATCAAACACATCACCGAGAACTGTACCAAAGAAAGTATCAGAAGATGCTGGGTTTGAACTAAAAGAAATCTGTGAACCTGTTATTGTAAAGGCTGCTGGATCTTGCACTACACCTGAAATAGATATTATACAATTAGCTTCGTTTCCAGGAGACACAGCTGTGCCGTTCACCGTTAAGTTAAACGGTCCTGATGTTGATCCAGTGAATGACGATGCGATGTCATCCAAAATTTGATATGCTCCTGTTTGAGGAGCTTTTCCAACGTAAGCCAATTTGTTTTCTCCTTATTCAGTTGGGATCGGGTTTGCAGTCTTAACAGCCTCTACATGGTCTTTCCATGTAGTTGTACCATCAACATTGTCGTGGTACTGCATGTCTAACTGTGAACCAAGATCACCGTATGCGTTTCTTCTTGTAGCTCTTACTGCATTTTGTCTCTCTTCGAGATCTGCAGCAGAATCTACAGCGTTCAGTTGCTCATCAGTAGGTTTCGCTACATTTGAGATATTCCATTCCTTGATGTAAGGGCCCTGACCATTTGAGTCATCCTGAAGCAAAACGTCAGCCATAAAGTCAACAGAAGCTACACCATTGTCTGATGCGTACTGTTTAATTTTGCTTGATAGTGATGCCATAGTTTTTCTCCTTTGTTATCTTATATTATGGTTTGGTTGGAAATACAACAGCATTCGCTTGTTCAACTGTTGTTATTCCTTCTGTTATGTCTCTTAATTCTTGTCTGTAAGTAGT